ATGACATAGATCACCCGTCCCGCGTCTGTTGTAACCGGCTCTGCGATAAGCAAGCCTGCGTCGAACAGGAGATTGAGGTGGTGACCTATCTCAAGTTCGGACCGACCGTCGATCGCGACGTCTTGGCACTCGATCAGCGAGGAATCTTCCCGCGCTTCAAAGTAGAGCAGCAAGTCCCTGACTAGATCCATGTCGCGCTGCACGTCCTCGCCCCCGCTGCTGCTCAGGACGGGACTATGCATGGAGTCGGGTTCGGTCAAATTAAGCGCTCCGGTTCCTCCGGTGCCGCGACAACTTCGATCCCCTTAGACGCCGCCATGCGATGGAACTCGGCGCGCGCCATAGCTTCCGCCAACTCAGCGTCAGCCTTGGGGTCAGTGTCCAGCATGCTCTTAATGTAGCTGGTCGGCCCTTGCAGCTCCTTCTCGCGAGCGAAGCGCTCCGAGAACCAGCCGCCGTAGAGAGCCATTTCAATGCGCGCCCGACCAACTTCCTGAAGGCGCAGTGACAGGTTGTACGGCGTCAGGCGCCAGAAATCCGCCTCATCGATCCCTGCCTTCAGCGCCGACCGAAGATGCGCCTCAACCACGTCGGCCGGGCGCTCTTCTGAGGGTTCGCGGTGTCGGCTTCGACGGACCTCCCTTGCGGGCCGTATTGCGCCAGTTCCCAGGCGGCCCAAACCGCCTTGAGGCAGACGGCGAGGGGATAGGCCGCCATGGGCGCCGCCAGAACGTCGGCGGCTCTGATCTGGCCGTTCGACATGACCTCCAAAGCCTCGGCCAGCGCTGTCGAGCCGCCGGAGCGGCCCTTCTGCATGGCCTTGAATTGCTCCAGCAGCCAGTCGTGTCCCTTTGCGTCCAGGGCGGCGTAGGTCAGTTGCAGCGGGACTGCCCGGCCGTCCGGCAGGGGCAGACGGACAATCCCTTCGCGCGCGTCGTTCGACATCAGGGCGTGACCGTCTCGCGATTGGCAGCCTTCAGGGGCTCCACGCTACCGTCATACGTGACCTTGCCCTCGACGGGCGCACCGAGCGTCAGGGTCGGCACAGCACTGAACGGAATGGCCTCAGCGCCGGCACCGGTCCCAAACTTGATACGAAGTTTGACCGGTGCATTCGTATCTTCGGACGTGAACAGGCGCTTCTGGATCGCATTGCCCGGCTCGTAGTGCATCGAGAAGCTGTAGGGACTGTTTTGGCGCGGACCGGGGATGGACTCGGTTTCGCCCACGGGCGTGTCGAAGTCCGTGCTGTCGATCTTGTTGCCCGGCTTGCCGCCGCCTGAGACGTTGAACACGCCGGGTACGCTTTCGTAGTTGGGGGTTTCGGTCGCCGAGGTGTCGATCTCGAGCTTCATGAAGCCTTGAACGGCAACTGCCATGAGTGGTTCTCCTATCGAAAAGGCAGGGTTCAGGGCGCCGCGAGGGCGTGAAGCGCGCGAACCGCCTGCCACGGTCGCGGATGGGGGAATGTCAGGCTTGGACCAGATCCAATCGGATCGTGACGCGCCGGCCGACGTAGGCCTCGTTCGAGGTCGGCGACTGCATGGGGCCGCTCACCCGGCACACGTCGCACTTGCCGCCCGACACGGTCAGTTCGCCGGGGCGGTTGTGGAAGAGATCGCGAATGGCGCGCATCAGTGGGTCGAGGTCGGCGCCAGATCCGGTGTCCTTCTGGTAGCCGCGAACGTCCTGTTGGATCAGGCGGCCGGTCTCGGTGAAGGTTTCCATCGCCACGTCTGAGGTTGGCACGGCGATGATCAGGAAGGGCTTGGTAGGCGGCGTGTCGAGGAAGTCGTTGGGGGCCCGCTCGGAGAAGATGGCCGGGGCTCCGTTGTAGGTGGCCAGCGAGGACGCGACACCAGCCAGCCGGGCGAAGATGGTCGCGGTCGAGTTCATTCCTTGGCCCCGTCGATAAAGGCGCGGCGAAGGTCTTCCGCATGGTCGGTTGCGAGGAGATTGAAGTAGGGCCGGGCCGCCATCCGTTCGGTGCCAAGCTCCAATGCCTTCGCATATTCGGCATTGGCGACGACGCGGCCCACCAGGTCGTCTCCGTCCGCGCGGATAGTGGGGTCGGCGTTGGTGTTGGATCGCAGGTTGTTGGTGTCTGGCGCGGGCGGATCGCCGGGAAGAGACGCTTGGCGCTCCACGCCCCCTGAACGATACGTTTTGCCAGCACCTTTACGATTTAGGATGTCGTCCTTCAGCAGACGCTCAGCTTCACCTAACGCGCCCCGTAGCCCCTTCTCGCCAGCATCAGCGGCGACTCGCGCGATGACGCCATGGTACAAGGTGACAGTCATCGGGCCTGAAGCTCGTATAGGGCCGCCGCCGGATCGCCGGTCTTGGCGATCACGTCGAAGGTGGACGGGGCCAGTCCCTTGGCGGGGTCGGGCGCTGTGACCTTGTGGCCCTTTGCCGGAATGACGCCGGCGGGCAGGCTGCCGCCGAGGACAAGGACCAGCCGGTCAGTGCCGGGGATGCCCAGCGAGGCCCGGAGGTAGTCGTCATAGTCGGTCACCAGCGCCTTACAGGGATGCGAAGTCGGCGGCCCCGAGACATAGCCGCCCTGTCCGTCGGAGACCTGCGCGCCCGGCACGATCAGCGTGCCGTCTTCGAAGTCCTCGGCGAAGTCGTCGAAGACTTCCGCCTGAAGGCCGGTGACGATGCTCATGCGGCCCTCCGGACAGATATGCTCTCGTCGCAGCGGCAAGCCACAATCTCGTCGGTCCCAGCGCCGAGCGAGGTATCGCCTGGGAACATCAACAGCGCGCCGCTCGGGCTCTGGAACGGCTGGGACAGGCCGCGCACAGTCTGACCGCTCATGGCGTCGTGTGTGTCGCGTTGGCGCCCGTCCTGAGTGGTGTGCCAGCCGCGCTCGATGTCGGCCTCGGCGACCCGACCGTCGTCGACCAGCTGTTGAAACGCTTCGTGCTTGGCGGCGCGGATGGCCGGCAGCCCCTCGGTGCGGGCGATGACTTCGCCACGGAGTTGGATCAGCCGGGCTGAATAGCGGGTGACCATCAGCGAAGCGGTGTCGCGGTCGATGGCCTTCCCCTCGCGGATCGCCTTCAGGACCGTGCGGTCGTAGCGGCGGTCACGTCGGGTGCGGGTCAGGTAGTGCTTCAGCAGCTTCGGATCAGCCGAGGCCAGTTCGATGCGGGCCGCCTGGACGTAGGCCCGTTGCGGCGCCGACAGGCCGATCAGGCCTCCTTCACGGTTGCCAGTCGCCCGGTTGATGCGGCCGATCAGATCAAGAGCCACTGACCGGGGGTGCACGCCCCGCGCCATGCCGTCGGCAAGGAAGTCTCTGGCCTGCTGGCGTTCGCCCTCGACCAGGCCGGTGATCAGGTTGCCGGAGAATTGGCGGATCCAGCTTGCGGCGCGCTGGTTGCCCGGGTCGAAGCGAAAGCCGATCGACACGGCGGCGGGCATGGAGGCGACGGCGCCCTGACCGCCAGCGACGAAGGCCTCGGTGATCTTGGCTTCTAGCGGGAAGAAGGCCGCGCGGTCGATGTGGAGCGCTTCGAGCGCCGCCTGCAAGTTGCCCTGTTCGATGGCCAGCTTCAGCCTCTGAAACTCGACGCCGCTCTTCAGATTGTTGACGGCTTCCCGGAAGGCGAGGGCGACCTCCAGGCCGAACTTCGCCGCCAGCTCCCTGAAGAGCTGTCGTTGGGTCGGACGTCGGGCCATTGGCTCAGGGTTTCAGTTTGCCGGCGTGGTGGGCAGCCTCGGCCATCAGATCGAGGTAGGCTTCAAACTGCGCGCGGGCCAGGTCGCGATAGCGCTGAACCTCCGACTGCGGCTGCTGATTGGCGATAGCCTGCTGCATCTGACCAGCCGTTGAGGCGCAGTCGAGGATGGTCTCGGTCGCCAGCTCCATCGGCATGCGATGGGCGTTCAGGCGCGGATCATCATGGTCGATGCGCTTGGTCATTGCGGCGAAGGTCGCACAGGTCACAGCTTCAGACCACAAAGATCGCAGGGAAGGCGACAGCGAAGAATGGGGCGAGCAGGCCTTCCACGGCGCTCAACTTCAAGGTGCCATCGGCAACGGCGTCACCGCTGCCTTCGAAAAACTCCTTTTCGATGGGGCCGATCTTCTTGCGCTTCAGGGAGCCGGCGGCGGTCACAGCGATGGCTAGGCTGCCCGGCTTCACTGCCTCCTGATAGGCCGCATGATAGCTGGCCTGCTCGATGGCGACCGGAACAACGTCTGACGGGATAGGTTGGCCATGGGCGCAGGCGCCCACGCGGGGCCAGGCGCGCTCCTGCTCAAACCCTCCGGTCGGTTGGCCAGAGAACCGCGAGCCATAAAGTCCGTCGATGTAGGCGCTGCCCCTCTGACGAAGGACAGCCACGGCGACGCCGCCGTCGGGCAGGGAGTAGCCATTGCTGGCCATCCATGCGGTGAACTTGGCGTCGTCGCCATAGCCGGCCATCTGTCAGGCCTTGGTCTTGTCGTCGGCCGCAGGGGCAGGCGCCGCAGCGCCGCCCTTCTTGCCGTCGGCGTCATGGTCCAGCGGATCGCGCTTGGCCTTGGCCTCGACTACCTTCACGCCGTCGGACGCGTAGGCGTCGATCTGCTCTTCGGTCAGCGGAGAGGTCGTGGTGACCTCCCCGCTTTCTCCGGCGCGCACGATCTGATGGCCGCCGTCGACCTTGAAGGCCTTGTGCAGCGAGGAGCCGTTCTTGACGGTGTAGGTCGTCATGATCAGGTCCTCTTGCCGGTGCGCAGGACGTCCGGACGTTGGCAGAAGTACAGCGGGTAGCTGTAGAGCTCACCCCGCGTGAACGCCTGGCGGTCCTTGTCCACGATGTTGATGGCGTAAGTGTCCTGGCCCAGCGTGTTGATGTACGGGCCGAACTCAGCCGGAGCCATGGCCTTCTTGAAGACGTCCTTGGCACCCACCGGGAAGAACTTCGCCTCGTCGGGGGCGATGGCCACCGTCGAGTTGTCGTCCGTGCCCCGGTAGTTGTGCCAGGTGATCCCGCCGAAGGTGAAGGCCTGGAAGGATTGATCCTGACGCAGATCGGCGGCGGCCGACCAGTTCAGGTAGGTCTTCTCGACCTCCGGATGGCTGATCAGGGCGTCGTAGAAGGCGTCACCGACCAAGGCGTGGACCGTGGTGCCCGGCGTGAAGGCGCCGCCGGCCGAGCGAGCCATGCCGCGGATGACCTCGGCGCACTTGCCGCGCAGGGCTCCTCGGGCCGGAGTGGCGTTGTCCAGATCGAAGTCGATGACCGCGGGCTGGGTAACGCCGAACTCGGTGAAGTAGTCGTAGATGACCGTAGTGCCGTCCGCGTCGAGCAGGAGGCCTTGCAGGGCGCCGAGGCGGTGGAACTCGTGAGTCAGGTCCATATCGTCGCGGACGGACGACATGCGGCGCAGATATTCGGCCTGGACTTGAGCCAGTTCGGTCTCCGACCCGAAGGCGCGGATGCCCTGAAGCTCCTCAGCGTAGAGCGTGAAGCCCTCTGCCAGACGGGTGGCCTTCAGCGGCACTGCGTTACGGGGATCGACCTGCAGTTCCTTCGGCGGCGCGCCGGTCGGGCTGGTGCCGATGAGGCGCAGCTTGCCCTCGCGGCGGTCAACGAAGACCGTGCGCGAGCGGACCGGCATGGGTTCGAAAATGCCCAGCGAGCCGAGCATCTGCGGCTTGAAGCCGACCTTCGAAACCGCGCCGGTCAGCGAGGTCATCGAGAAGGCCGAGTTGTTGAAGATGTCCATGGACGCCATGGGTTCAGCCCTCCTTAGCGGACGATGATGCCAAGGGCTTTCAGCGCAGCGTTGGCCGTAGCCTTCGCGGCGTCGTTCGCCCCAGCTTGGTAGATGAGATGCGCGCCGTTCACTTCGGCATCGCGCACGACGATGGTCTTCTTCACCGTGCCGACAGCGGCTTCCCAAAGGATGCCGGCAATGGTCTCGGCGCCGGTGTTTGCGGCCGGGTCGTAGCGGACGAAGTTGCCGCCTGCCGTCAGCTTGCCGAGGATGGTGCCGGCGAGCAGGCCGGGAGCGGCGCCAGCGGCGACAGTGCCGACATCACGCGAGCGGTACATGCCGTTCGCTTCGGACACGACGAAGTTCGCCGTGCCGCGGTTCTCGTTGAGTTGAGCCATGGCTTAGGCCCCCTTCTTCAGTTGGGCGACGCCGGCCGAAGCGAAGACGTTGTCGTTCCAGGCGTCGGAGGCGTTGATGGACTGGTCCTGCGAGCGGATGGCCTGGCGGACGGTGTCGTCCTTGGCGTCGGCCACCTTCAGGTCCCATGCGGCGTCGATGTAGGCTTCCGACTTGTCCTTCACGCTGTCGCCGAGGACGGCGCGCTTGATCTCGGCGTTGGACTTGCCGTCAGTGACGACGTTTGGGTCGAGGGC